ACGTGTAATTTCTGTAGCACGGCCAAAGCTATACTGAGCAGATGGATCCATACGACCGATAGGAACGTTCAATGATTTATAAAGTTTATTCTGGAAGTATGTAACATCATCCATTTGACCAAGGTTCTGCCCGCCCGGTAGGGTAGTGATTTCTGTACCCTTACCACCTTCACGACGTGGAAGCCAAAAGTCTTCAAGCATAGTCATGTGCTTACGATCGTCACGGATTTCACCGGTGGCAGAATCGTATACAACCTTGTTCTTAAAGCGAGTCATAACATCACGAAGATATTGCTCTGCTTTAGGCTTAGGAAGGTTACCAACATCAATATAGAAAATACGGCGTTCAGGTGCACGTGAGATACGATAGATGACCAATGAGTCTTCCATCGCCTTAAGCATATTTAGTGGTTTGATTGCCTTCTGAAGATAACCAATAACCAGATCACCATTGATATTTACAAGACCTGATGACACATTGACAATAGAGTCAATTGCAATCTTAAGACCTTGTGCACCTGTATCTTGGAATGGAGCAACGTTATTAGGAACACCGGCAGTTTTTGAGAATCCCTTCTCATTATAGATATAGAACTCTTCACCGGTTTGTGGAACAGTTACATTAGAAGTACTAGAAACTTTTCTTTTCTTGACAGTACGAACTTTACGGATCTTACGCGGATCAACGTAACGTAGTTCTTTAATACCTTCACGTGGTTTTTTCTCATCAATCATAGCATGATAAATCAGACGGCCATCAACATACCACTTCTTAAAGATTTCGTATGCATGTTGATTAAACTCAAGAAGATCGACAATAGTATCAAATTCTTCTAGGATTAGTTTTTTGATTTTTTCTGGTTGCTCTAAATCATCTAGATTGAGACTAACAATTTGTTTTTTTGGATCAGCAACAATTGCTTCATTGACAATGTCATCAATAGCCATTTCAACTTCAGGATGCTGCGCAACTTCACGATACTTATTAACTAACTCTGCTTCTGTACGAACTGCACCATCAAGATCAACAAACGTACCGTAGACACCACCTTCGGCAACAACCATAGCGCCATCATCGGCTGCTTTAGGTGTAAACGAAGGGATGTCTACCGGTTCAACTTTTCTCTTGATTTCAAAACCAAATAATTCGGCCATGGAGACTCCAATTTAAATAACAAAAAATAAGGGGAATGGTTACCCCTTATTTATTAAGCACCGCCGGCATTATTTGTAGTACCACCACTTACAGTCCAATAGTCATATGTAAATGTAACCTGGAATGATTCGATCTGATCTTGATTTGCCCAATCAAGTTCGATTGGTGCAATAACGCTTGGGAAGATTCCATCAAATCTGTATTCACGGATTGGTGTACCATCCTTGGCGTACTGAATTACAGTAGCATTAGTCTTATAGCGATTGATGTCACGAACGTTGCGCTCGAGGCGATTAATTCTATTTGACCATTCTTCCATAGCATTACGGATCAAGAAGTCTTCATCGTTGATTATTGTTACTGTCCAATCACCGAATGTGCGGTCTCCGGCCAATTTCATCTGACGACCAAAGTAGAACACTGGGATTACACCAAGCTGTGATTCTGGAATCTGTGCGGCTTGAACCATAAACGGTGTCTTGAGATCTCCAGAAGCATTTGCAGGGTTATTAATACGCACCTGGAATAAATTCTGACGAGCACCACCGTAGACCAGTTGGCTTCTCATCTCATTAATATTAAAAGCCATTTGCTTTTCCTCCTAGTTTCTTTTATTTATTAGAACTGGCCGACAACTTCATTGAACTCTACACCAGAACGAACAGCTACAAAGTTCAACTGGATAAAGTTGATGCTCTTAGCTGGCTTAATGTAAATATCACCAACAAAGCGATTGCTATCAACAACTTCTGGAGTATTGTTTGTTTCGTCACAAACAACACGGAAGTCAGTGATACCACGACGGCCTTGAATATCACGGAGGAATGGTTCAATTAGATTCAGGAATTGTGCTCTTGTGAATTCATCATTGAACTCAAACAACATCTGATTTGCGGCTGTAGCAATTGTTTTTTCAAGCGTGATGAATAGACGACGAACGTTAATACGATCGAATGCACTTGGACGACCCAGAGCAGTCTTGTCACCAAACAGAACAGTTCCCTGACCTGGTTGTGTGATTACTGGGTTAATGTCATTCTTGTACAGAAGATCACGATCTGTCTTATTTGGGCTATATGCTAGCTTGACAAGGTTCTTGATCTGACCACGATTGTAACCAGCAGGCGAGAACCATGGATCACGAAGGTTATCTGAACGTGCAGCTAGACCAGCAATATCACCATTCAGTGGGATATAACGATACACATCATTGTACTTATCGTACTGATACTTGTAACCAGAATCAATGAATGCATATGATGAGTTGCGCATGTTCTGACGGAATGTTACAATGTTTGAAGCTTGCAAACCATCAACACCAACACCAACAACGTCTACCTTATCAGGAGATACGAATACCACACAGTCTTTACGAACTTCGGCAATGTTATCGATTAGATAGTTAGCAAGTTGAGCACCAGCAGACGCACCAGTTGCTTTACCAGCCATAATCAGTGAGACATCAACAGATGAAGCATCAGCAAACAAATCATAAGCAGATGCAAGTGATGCAACGGTTGCTGTTGTTTCTGTTACACCATCACGGCCACCAATAAACGATTTTGAATATGGAATGGTTGCAGTCGAGTTAGTAAGAAGAATAGCAGTATTTGTTGCATCTTCTGAACGATCATTTGTTGCCCATACATAGCGAGAGTTGTCGTTGATAATAGTTTTATAGAATGCTGTTGTGCCATCTTCACCGATAGCATCTGTTGCACGTGATAGATCTTCGTAAACTTCAAGAACTGTACCAGGAGTTCCGGCAAATTTACCATCTTCATCTACAACTACAACGCTCACCTGATCGACTGTTGTTAGACCGCGGTCTGTTAGATAACGCGATGTACCAGGCGTGGTTGCAATAGTATTAAAGAATTCCCATCTACGATTGATTGTATTTGAACTAAAGTTAACTGCACGGTTCCATGTGCTTTCAAACGTAATTGCAAAGAATGCTTGCGTTGCTGCGTCATCTGATGTAATAAGTGGGAGCGACTTGATCTTAAGAAGTTGAGTTCCAACAGTGCTATTGCCAAGTTCAATAAAATCCCCAACAGATAAAGACTGCAGGATTGTATTAGCAGTAGTTTTAATTGAAGCATAAGTAAGCGCAGCTGAGGCGTTATGTGTTAAGAACACATTAGCAGTTGAAGAATTGACATCGATTGTAATAGCGGCATTTGCTAACAGTGACAGATTTTCAGTAGCAGCTGCACCGCCAACAGAAGTGTTGCTGAACATATTGATTGCGCGGCTGTATTGATTTGGTGAAGAACACATCGATACACGAAGTGAGTTACCAAGATCGCCAGGATAACGAGCAATGAACTGAGTATTTACAAATGCAGCATTAGCTGGACCTTCATTTTCAAATTCTTCAGCATTCCTTGTAATGTTACTTGCAAGAGAAACAACACCGCTATTAGCAACGGCATTGAATGCAAGAGTGTTTGCAAAGAAGTTAAGATGAGCATCTGTACTTGATGTAGCATTTACAGAAATAACAACGTTAGTATTTCCGGCAGCAACGGTTGCTGAAACAACAAAGGTATTAGCTGGAATACCAGCTCCAAATACACCTTGACCAGCAGCAACACCATAAGTATTACCAATGAGAATAACTGTTGTATTACTATTTAGATTTGCAGAAGCAGCGGCAACGGTGTTTGAGAAACCGGTTGTAATAGCTGCACGAGAAACATAAAGGGCATTACCATATGAAAGGAAATTAGCCGCAGTAAAGAATGTTTCGTAGTTGTCTGATGTTGGCTTACCAAAACGGGCTGCCAGAGTATTTTCTGAATCTACTAGAACGAACTTTCCAACAGGACCCCACAAAAACACACCACCAATAGCACCAATTGTGGTTGCTAAAGCTGGGATGGTTGTTGAAAGATCAATCTCGGAAACGTTAATTCCAGGGCTGACTTGAAATGCCATATTGTAATCTCCCTTAATCGAAGGTGTTATAACCAGTACTTTTGCTTTTATTTATAATTTGCTTAGATTACGAAAACAATCCTCTGAACTCTGGATTCCATTGTTTAGACATATCAATAATCTCTGTGGCTTCTTGTTCTTGCATTTCTCGGCCGTTATCCATAAAGAATGAGAACATCTCATTATCAAGGTCTTCATCACTTCTATTTCTAAGCCTTAAAAGTGTATTGATATCTGTAAAGTCTTTGAAGTATTGTTGATTTGACATCCATGCAAATAGTACCAAGGCCATGACAAGGTCGTCATGAGCACCTGGTTCTGCTTCATATGAAGCATTTTTCTTG